ATACATTAAGTGTTAAATCTTTCTTGTAGAAATCAGAGTACCCTGCTCTTCCTGTTACTGATTCGTATCCTAGTCTTGCCCATTCCATTACAGCTTGTGCTCCACTTGGAGTAATTGGATCGTAAAGTGTCATAGACATTTCTGCCCATTCTCTTTTTCCTCTAATTTTTCTGTAAGAGTTAATATGGTCAAGCTTTACTACGTTATCTGTAAAAGTAGGAGCTTTGACATTTTTTATCATGAATGATGGGATTGCATCAATGTACATGATAAATCTGTTCTGTACTTTCGGTTCGAAAGCTCTAAACATTATTTCGTTAGGATCTAATACTGCCATTTTATTTGTTGTTTAATATAAATATCTTAGTTAAAAATTATTCTCCCAATGTTGCTCCAGTTGGCTGGATTACGAAGTCTAGAGTTATGAATTCAGCTGTTTTTGCTGGCTGAATAAAGATCTGTCCTACTAATTGGTTTCTATCTATTACGTCCGCTGTATTGTTACTGTCGTCCATTATTACTCTAAAAGCATAAAGACCTTGTCTCTCTACTACTGACTGTAAATAAGGATTAACATTTGATAAGAATACGTTTCTTGTAGCTATAGTATTTTGTTCGAATACTAATGACTTAGCTTGATCTCCTAAGAACTTCTTAAGTGCGATCAACAATCTTCTTACGTTTACACGATCTAAAGCTGATTTCTTTTTCTGTAATGTCTTTTGACCGAATACTGAAATGCCTGATCCTGGGAATGTAGCGATTGGGTTAACATTTGCTGCGTAAAGTTTATCTCTGTGAGCTCTTGTTAATTTTCTTTCTGCTTGAATTACGTTAGGAATACCTCCTCTAGTTAAACCTGCTGGTGCAAACCATGGAGCTGCTGCTGCATCTGTAAATGCATAAACACCTGGTATAATTGTTGAAGCTGGAGCAAATTCTAATTTACCTGTTGAACTTCCAACTTGTACCCATGGCCAGTAAGATGCTGCGTAAGAATTGTTTACGACTGCTGCATGTCCTGCTGCTTGAGCTACTGAAGATCCGTAAGGTGATAAATCTACTACTGCTATTGCATCTCCTCTATCCTGTGCTAAAGAGATCATAGAATCTAATTGTGTCTTATGATCACCGAAGCTATAGATTAGACCTGGTGCAGAAATAATATTAAATACATACTCATCTTGGTTAGTTAGTAATCCGAAAGCTTCTTTGTAGTTTTCAGCAACTAATCCTTGAGTGTTATTGTTTGTAATGTCACCGAAGTGCATATTAAGCTCGTCTGATTGGTAGTTTGTACCTGTAGCACCGTGGAAAGATCCAGATGAAGCTACTGGTAAAGAACCTGTATAATCTGCTGTTCTAATATTAACACCGTCATTAGCTAGGTAATTAACAGTTTGTCTGTTAACATCTGCTATTCTAATATATCTTGATCTATTAACGTACTGTCCGTTCGTGCTTAAGAAAGCTCCGTCTCCGTCATCATTAAGACTCTTATACTGATCACCAATAACGCTTGCAATGTAGCCTTCGCTATTTGGATCTAAACTAAGATCGTTAAAAGATTCTAATACTGTTTTAGATTTTGTGCTGTCGTCTCCTCTTCTAATTAATAGAGAGAAAGTACCTGCAGCTTTATTCACATTTTGAATTTCCCATCTAAGGTTATCATCGTCTCCTAATTTTAAAGAACCGTCACTGTTTTGTGCTCCAGGATCTCCTGCGCCAGTTGAGCTGTTTAAAATAACACCTGTTCCTAAAGTTCTAAGTTGGAAAGGTGCTCCTGCACCATCTTCTGCTCCAATTGTTGTATTTGAAGCTCCAGTAAATGAACCAGAAACAACTCTTGTAATAAGAGCTGTGCTTCCTCCTTGCTCAAAATATGATTTTACAGCTATAGAGGTTAAAAATTCAAATTTGTTTGAGCCTGATAAAAATGTTGTTCCAAATGTTCTTTGGTAATCGCCATATGACGTAACAACTGTTGGTTCAAATGTAGGTCCTTTTACTGCTGGACCGACAAATGCTGCTCCTGCTTCTAATGGAAGTGGTGCAATAAAAGATCTATCCTGCTCGCGTGATAGTACCCCTGGTGAGATTAATGATTCTGCCATCGTATCTTATATTAGATTATTCGTTCTATAATAAATATCGTTAATAATTCGAAACCGTACTTTTAATGTCGTGTTCCTGTTAACGATAATAAATAGGAATAAAAGACCGAAAACAGTCTACTAATATTACTTAGATTTTGTAGAGTTAAATTCACCGGTGGTTAGGTTAACAGTACCAGGTCCGTACTTGTCTTCTAATGCTTTTGCAACTCTAACTTCTGATTCTCTTAAGTCGCTTAAGAAATTTTCTGCTCTTTTGTTTCTTTCATTTAAGTTGAGTTGAGCAATATTAATTAACCCAAATTCTCTTACTATAGAAACATTGTGGCTTTCTATTTTCTCTAAAGCTTTTATCTCATCTACTGTGAGTTTAGTTGCTTTCATCTACTTCATCAATTTTCTGTAAATCTTCTGGTGGTGTTTCTTTAGAAGGTGTTGGTGCTTTTGAAACAGTTATTTCACCTGAGGCTAAATCAATTGTTCCTGTTCCGTATTTTGCAGTTAAAGTCTTATTAAGTTCTGTTTCACTGTTACGTAAATTAACTAAAGCAGTTTTTAGGTTATTTTCATTAACATCTAGCTCGATTCTCGATACTGCTATCCTACCTAACTCAACTCTGATGATATTATTATCAGATTGTGCTTTATTAATTGTTTGAATTTCCTCTTCGGTTAATTTAATTTTTTTCATTGTTATATTTTTTATATATAGATAATATACGAAAGTTAATTTTACTAAACAACTTTAAAGTTTAATATTTTGTTTATTTATTGATTTTACTATTTTATTTATATCAAATATTTCTTCAAACTTATTATAAGGTATTGTAGATATATCTTCAGATAGATTAAAAGGTTGGTAAGATGCGTTTTGAAAGTTAGGTTCTTTAGTGAACTTATTTGCTAAAACGTTATCGTGTAATTTATATCCAAATACCTTAGGATTAGTAGTAACCCAACATACAGTTGATTCTTTACCTAAAGCTGCTGCTAAATGTTGACTAAACGAATCCATAAGTACTCTCTTTTCAGATAATGATAGTAGAACAGCTATACTTCTATACCCATCTAGTGCGCTAAATGTATCTGCGTATTCATACTGATCCTGTCTACGTATATGTATTATAGAATACCTATCTTTATAGTGTTGAATTAAGCTATTAACTGTAATCTGTGGTATATCTCTAGTCCAAGCATACTTATATCCCTGTTGTGCTGGTCCTCCGTTAGGTTGTATTACCATTAACGGTTTATCAGTTTTATAGAAAGGTTTAAAGTACTCTATTTCAGGTTGTGTTAGGTATATACGTGGTTGTTCGTTATTGTACTTCAAACCATATATTTTACACCATGTTTCGAATAGGTGCTCCTTTTCAGTTAAAAATCCAGTATTACGGTATGGTTCATCAACAAAGAGTTTACAGTCTTTATCTTTTATATACTTAAGATAAGCTCCATTCATTTGTTCAAACCTAAAACATTCATTAACATTCGGATTATTTAAAAATACATCCGGGTATGCAGTTACTACTATTAAGTTAGAATTTTTGTAGCGTTTTTTGATCACCTCTACTATAGCAGTAGCCATAATGCTTTTACCTAGACCGCCGTCTATTTGAAAAATAATATTCATATAACTTATTTGACTAAAACTGTTTTGATTATTCTATTTACCAAGGAAGCCCTTGAGCTTGGTCGTCTGCTTCTTCTAAAGCTTTTATGTCTGCTAATTCTGATGTAATTTCAGATTCGACAGCTGCTTTATCAATTGATGCAAATACCCATGATAGAACGGTTGCTTCTGTTAAAGTTTCAAACGCAATAAATCCTTCATCTTCATTTGTACCAGAAGTTTCAAGATCGCCTATTCTTCTAACTACATGTTGACCTTCTACGCCTTCACATCCATAAGTTACTTTTCTAACAACTCCGTCTGTTGCTGTTCTAGTAAGATCGTATACTTTCCAATTGTGTGCCATTATTTATATTTTATTGTTTTTAATAAATATGCTAAGATTTTAATTTAGCACTTGTATATTATAAAGATATGAATATTATTTCTAAGTACCAACTACTTATTAAACTTTAATAATCCAGTTGCCATCATCAAATGTCTTTAATGGAGTAAACGGTATATTACCGTTGCCACCTATATAACCTGTGCTTTTCATTATCGGCTTAATTATCTCTATTGTTTTTTTAATATCTAGAGTGCCTCTGTTATTGATGTATATAAATGATATGTCTTTAAAATTTTTAACTATATCAGCTATGCTATTTTGAAAATGACTGATATTATCGAAGTGACAGGTATTGCTAGAATATGCTACTTTTATATCCTCCCAACTCATATTATTTTCTATGTTAAACTTATCTTCTCCTGAATAACTATCTACTGTATATATGTTAGTGAATAGACTGCTGCATCCAAAAAAGAATGTATTTTCTCCTGTATGACTATTTAACTCTATCATTTTAGAATTCTTATCTGTGCTCTTACCTACAAATTTTAATAAGTCTGTTATCCCAAAATAGCTGTTGCCGTTAAATTTCTGTTTTCCGGAAGTATACTTCTGTATGACAATCTCTACGTGTTGATCTGTAATATCTTTAGGATGTTTTATATACTGAGCGATTGCTTTATTCACTACATTACCGTTGCTATCAAAGGATATACCTACTTTTCCTCCGCCTTCTCTATATGAATTGTAATAAGTATCAGAATCTGCATTTTGTGGATCTGCAGTATCGGATTTTTGACGAACTAAGCTTGTTTTAAGGTTTACTATATTATGTGTATTATAAAATGTTTCAATGTAAACATCTGCTGCTAAGGTAACAGGTAGGCATTTATCAGAAAGTACTTTAATCATCTCCCTAGTAACTCCGTAGCAATGTGCTCCATCAAAATTAGTTTTATATCTAGGCATAACAAAATTTTCACTTATATTTATTCCTTGTGAAACAGCTGCTTTTTTACCATACTGTACTATATCCCAGTTATGCTCGCTTAGTTCATTTAATATGTTTACGTATGTTTCAGTTAATATGCCGTCTTTTATAAACGGTACAGTAAATACAATATCATCTTCTAGAAATAATGCGTTCTGTACACCGTCTTCTAATGCCTGGTCCCAAGCTTTTTTATGTGAAAGTGCACAAGCAAATATACCGTGAGTTATCATTCCGGTAGGATCATAAAAAGACTTGCCAAGTATTCCTTTATTTTGAAGTGTTTGTATTTCTATGTTTTTACCGTCCACTGCTTCTATAAATGTAAAATCTAGCTCAGGATTTTCTTTAATTAAGGTCTCTTTCCTATCGTTACGTCTTTTTAAATTTATAACATATATCTTATCAAACCCTAATGTCCTATTTTTATTTACCATATTATAAATTCTCCATTAGATTAACATACTTTTTTAATGTATTTTCGTTACTAAGTTCCTTAAGTTTTTTAACTTGCGTTTTTATAATTTGGTTTAATGTTTCTTCGCTCGTTTGAGTAAGTAAGTTAAATGTATAGTCTATATTTGCTGGGTCTGAAGTACAGGTGAAAGGGTATTCATTTAAGTACTCGTGAAATGTAGAGTTTTTAGATACCATAGGTAAGGTACCGTTAATTATACTCTTAAAGCAGAAATAATCAAAACTATCATAATTAGGTAGGTGCATATAAACACTATAGTTTTTAAATATATCTATATCTTTTCGAACTCTAGCTTTAAACTTAAAGTTACCTAGATTGTTTAGTAGGTCGTTAATTAGTATTTCATTATTCAAATCTGTTCTACCATGTGTACCATACATATCCATATGTATGTTTTTATTTCTGTATAGAAAATTACCTACGTTGCTCAGTCCATTAGCGTAAGATGGAACTCCATTATATACTAAAGGTCCGACTATATTTACTTGGTTGGGTTTTATTGATTCTTCAGGTCCTAGTGGTGGAGGTATTACTACCTTAGGTTTTTCATTACTAACTGAATAGTATTTGTTGAATAGGGATTTATCTTTTTCACTAAAGAATACAAATGCGTCAGCGTAATCCTCATAAATAATATTCTGTAACTGCTTAGTTAGCCCGGTGTACCCTTCTGTAAAGTTAGGCATATAAGTATCTACATACTCTTTATTTAGTTCCCTATGTTTTTCAGGAATCGTATCAACTATAAATACTTTCGGTATCGTAATTTCTTTTAAAAATTCCGTATAGAGCTGTATACTGGTAGTTTTATAATCAAACGCTACAATTAGATGAGTATATGTATTGTTGATTAGGTAAGGAGCGTTAAACTCTCTGTAATCGAATGTATCTCTGCTAGTTATACCTAATGTACTATATAGTTCATTGAATATAGCGGATTCGTTTATATAACCCTTATCTTTATAATTTGAAACAGTACTTAACTTCATATACTTTAATATAGTATATTTTTTTTTAATACACAACTTATACTTAAGTTATGTTGTACTCTGTGTTACCCAGTAGCGGCAAATCAGGGTCTAAAGACCAAGAAGTGTGCTCCCCACATTTGTTATCGTAGTTTTTTTAATTACTACTTCTATATATCACTATATAGGTCAGACTATATCTTCAATCTTTCGATTGCCGGACGCTCGTGGGTCTATTATTGTTGGGACTCAAGACCTAGTCGTTGCACCTTCTGCAAAACTTAAACCCTTTGCAGCTTGGCTCAGTGTTGTCTCATTGAGAGTTCCTCTGAATTCATCCAGTACGGGCATATTATAAATAGTATTAATTTTTAATTAAGATACAATTTAATCTATTTTTAAATTATAAAGTTGGAAAGCACTGCATTTTACACCATTGACGATGCCAGCAGGTCCGTGTTGCTTGTTTCTTGGTCCTTCCCTATACGTCCATTTTCCGAAATTGAATACCAGTACATATGTACCTTTAGTCCATCCAGAATAATCGTAATTCTTATTAAATAAAGTTAGTAAGCTAATAGAATTTGAGTTATTAGTATAACTTGTGGTTGGGTACGCTGCACTGTCAGTTAATGCACCTGACGAATCTATTTCAACCGTTGCTACTTGATAATCAAACCCGTTTGCTAATTTAGTGCTCTCTGATAGACTTCCTCTATATCCGTTTTTATTTCCACTAGGGTAATCGTAGGTATCAGGTCCGTTTCCATTCTTCATCTTTTGCCCTCTATATTGGAGCCGTTGATGTGTTACACTTAAGGTACGTGTTATATCCAATGCCTCTGTTTTATTACCTATAACAGTCATTTTTCTATTATTTTTATTGGCAATTAATTGTAATTCTCCATACGGGGTACCGGAAGCTAAATACTGTTTTGCGTATGATTTATTTGCAGTAACTCCATAAGTGCGTGCCTCATCAGCATCTGTTCTAAAAAGAGCGTTTCCAGTATTAAATTTTATTGCTGCGGATACA